ACCCGTCCGTCCGGCCGGCGTGACGGCTGGCGGCTGGACGGGCGTTGTCCGCGAACCGTTTACCGGCGCCTGGCAGAGCAATCAGGAGATCACGATCGACACCGGTCTGAGCAATCCCACGGTGTTCCGCTGTGTGTCGCTCATCGCCGGCGACATTTCCAAAACGCCGTTGAACCTCGTGGCGCTCGACGCGAACGGCATTTGGATCGTGACGAGCTCGCCGGCGTTTTCACCCGTGCTCCGGAAACCGAACCGCTACCAGACGATCGGGCAATTTCTCGAGCAATGGATCCTCTCTAAGCTGCTCTGGGGCAATGCCTACATCCTGAAGGAGCGCGATCAACGCGGCGTCGTGATCGCGCTCTACGTGCTCGATCCGGCGAAAGTCACGCCGCTCGTGGCGCCGGACGGCGACGTGTATTACCAGCTCGACGCCTCCGACCTGGCCGGGATTCCGGAGGGCGGGATCGCCGCGCCGGCACGCGAGGTCATTCACGACCGCTGGAACTGCGCCTTTCATCCGCTCGTCGGCCTGTCGCCGCTCTACGCGTGCGGCACGGCGACGCTCACCGCGAACAACCTCCAGAACTCCAGCAGTACGTTTTTCGGCAAAGGCGGCCGGCCGACAGGGATGCTCGTGGCGCCAACGGAGATCACGCCGGAGACGGCCGCGCGCCTCAAAGCGCAGTGGGCCGCGCTCGGGCCTGGCGATACCGCGATCGTCGGCTACGGTATGAAGTACGAGTCGATCGATACGACGGCCGTCGACGCGCAATTGACCGAACAACGCGACGCGACGGTCGCCACGATCGCCGGCTGCTTTGGCGTACCCGTGAGCTACGTCGACTCGACGAAGCAACCGCCGTACGCGAACTCCGAAGCGACACAACTCCAGTACCACGCGCAGTGCCTCCAAGTGCACATGGTCAGCCTCGAGCGCGCGCTCGACGAAGGGCTCGAGCTCCCGGCACCGTACGGGACCGAATTTGATCTCGACGCGCTGATCTGGATGGATCAGGCGACGCGCTCGGCCGGCGCGAAGGAGGGCATCTCCTCCGGCGCGCTCACGCCGAACGAGGCGCGGCGCAAGTTCTACGGGCTCGGGCCGGTCGAAGGCGGCGACACGCCGTACCTGCAGCAGCAGCAGTACTCGCTCGCGGCGCTCGCCGAACGCGACGCCGACGCGCCTTTCTCGAAGCCGCCATCGGGGCCGCCTGGAGCCATGCCGGGTACCCCGTCCGAGGAAGCCGTCGCCGCCGCGGTCGGCGCGCTCGCGGAGGCCGAGTAAATGGCGCCGGTCACCTTTCCCGGCCGCGTCTCGATTGCCACGCCGCTCGTGACGCTGATCGAGATGAAAGCGCACCTGCGGATCAGCGACACGGCGCACGACGCCGACGTGTCGGTCATCGCGCTGGCGGCACAGGACGCGATCCTCGCGTACCTCACGACGGCCGCCGATCCGGCCTGGACGACGGCCACGACGCCGCTCACCGTGAAACACGCGATCAAGCTGATGACGACGCACCTGTACGAGCACCGCGGCGACGACATGGATCCGAGCCAGAGCGGCGCCACGCCGGACGCGGATGTCTGGGCCGCGGTCGAACGGCTGCTCGGCCGGCACCGGGATCCCACCCTTGCCTAGTCTCGGCACCTATCGGCACCGCGTGACGCTCGAGGCACCCGGCGATCCCGTGCCGGATCCGGACGGCGGGTTCTCGGAAGTGTTCACGCCGCTCGTGCCGGCGAGCTGGGACTGCTCCATTCAGCAGCCGGGCGCACGCACGCTCGAGGCGATCGGCGCCGGCTCCGTCGTGAGCCAGGCGACGCACATCCTCAAGGGGCGGTACCACCCTGGCATCACGACGCAAACGCGTGTCACCTTCGAGGGCCGGATCCTCAGTGTGCTGTACGTCGCGAACCGGGACGAGCGCGGGATCGAAACCGATTGCGTCTGCGCGGAGGTCGTCACATGACGACGACGATGGCGATGTACCTCCAGGCGCTCGAGGGCTGGCCGCAAGCCGTCGCCGACGCCGCGCGGCCGATCATCGAACGCCACGCGAAAGCCGCGTACGAGGACATCAAAGCCGGCTACCCGGTCGTGACGGGGAAACTGCGCGACGGGCTGTACCTGAAGGACACGGACAAGGGGCCGCTGCACCCGTCGATGACGGTCGGCAACGACGTCTACTACGCCAAGATTTTCGAGGCCGGTGGGATGACGACGGCCGGGCCGAAACCGGCCGGCCGCGTGTTCATTCCGATCACCGTGCGCGAGCGGCGCGCCATGCGGGCCGAGGTCGTCGAACTGCTCGAGCGGAGTGCACCCCGTGGCTAGGCCGGCGACGAGCGCCATCGATCGCGTGCTGCTGACGGTGTTGCAGAACGATGCGTCGCTCGCCGCGCTCCTGCCGGACGGCGTGTACGGCTACCTGGCGCCGGCCGGCCTGAAAGCCTTCGGGCTCGTGACGGTCGTCGACGCGGACGATGAGGGCGTGTTCGGCCACCGCGGCGCCGAAGGGCGCCGGTATGCCGTGCAGGCGCTCGGGCTCTCGCGCGACGTGGCGCTCGAGCAAATCAAAGCCGCCGGCGATCGGATCGATGCGCTGCTCGAAGGCGCGGCGCTCCCGACGCCGACGGACTACGGCTCGATCGACTGCGTGCGGGACGGCTCGATCGATACCTCCGCGCGCGACGAGGTCGACAAAACGCTCTACTGGCACCATTTCGGCGGGTTTTATCAGGTCACGGCGTACTGGCCGGACGCACTCACTGTGGAGGATCTCAATGTCGATTAAGACCGGCCGATACGGCAAAGTCTCCTGGGACGCGGCAGGCGGCTCGACGCTCGTCCAAATCGTCAGCATCAATACGTGGACGGGCAATTTTGCGACCGACTTCGAGGATGTCACCTGCTTTGGCGATACCAACAAGGTCTACATTCCCGGCCTGATGGATATTCAGGGCTCGTTTGGCGGGTTCTGGAACTCGGCCGAGCTCGCGCTGTTCAAAGCGGCGATGAGTCCGACGCCAGGCACGCTGCAGCTCATGCCGAACACGACCGAGAGCGCGTTCTTCTGGCAAGGGCTCGCGTACCTCGACGCCTCGATCGACTGCTCGCTGACGGCGCCGAAGATCACCGGCAATTTCCGCGCGGCCGGCGCGTGGAGCTCACCCGGTCAGGTCATGGCGACCGGCGCCGGACCGGGGACCGGCAACGGCACCTTCACGCCGGCGAACGCGACGCCGCCGCAAAACTTCGCGGCACTCACCGGCGTCACGGCGAACCCGGCCGCGAACTGGACAACGGGACAGTTTATCCAGCTCGCCGACGGCACGCGCGCGAACTGGAACGGCACCGCGTGGGTCGCCGGCGTCCACGCCTGACGCATGTTCGACGCGATCACGCTGCGCGGACTCGAGGCGGCCGTCGTGTGGGGTTATCACACGGCGGCCGTCTGCAAGGCCTGGACGATCACCCGCACGCCGACGGGCTGGGCGCTTGAGGCGACGCTCGCGCGCGTGGACGCGTTTAAGCTCCGGCAACCGGATTTGAAATTCACCGCGCCGCGGAAGGGCGGGTACTTCTGCTGGCCGATCCTGAGTGTCACCGTCGGCACGGCGTCGATCCTGGCGACGCTCGGGCCGCCTGAGAGTTAAGCACCTATGCGCTTTGTCTACCCGGCGACGGATACGCTCACGCTCCCGAACGGCGACACGCTCACCGTCAAACGCCGGCTCAACGTCGGCGAGCAACGCGAGTCGTTTACGGCGTGCTCGACGCTCGTCGACCAGGGCGAAGGCCGGTACGACCGGGTGATCGATCCCCTGCTCGTCGGCCGCGCGCAAGTCGCGGCGTACCTCGTCGATTGGTACTCCGCGGAGGATCCGGCGCCGCCGATTCGCGATCTCGACCTGGCCGGCCGCATGGCCGTGCTCGACAACCTCGAGGATCTGGCACCGATTCGCGAGGCGATCGCGGCACACGAGGCCAAACAGGCGGCCGCGCGATCCGAGGAAAAAAAACGCCAGGCTGGGACGACGCGCGACGATCCGATCTCGCGCTCGCCGTCCGCACTGGCTGGCGCGTCGACTGGATAAGGGAACTCGATCCCGATGACTACGCGATCCTCGTGGAGCTCCTGAGTGGCGATCCTCACTGAGTTTGACGCCAATTTTAACAAGCTCAAAGCGGCCGTCGCCGACGCGACGCTGACGCTCAAGTCGTTTACGACCGACACCGACAAGGTCAATACCGCCTTGTCGAAAATGACGGATCGGTTCAGCGGCGCCAAGGTCATCGAACAGGCGACGCTGATGGCCGAGGCGATCGAGCGCGTCGGCGGCGTCTCGCAACTCACCGAAAAAGAGCTCGCGCAGATTGCGCCGACGGTCGACGAGGCGATCGCGAAGCTCGAAAAAATGGGGCAGACCGTGCCGGAGGATCTCCGGACGATCGCCGACGAGGCGAAGGGCGCCACGCACGAACTGGGCGGCATCAGCGGCGCCGTCGAGACGCTCGCCACAACCGTCGTCGGGTACTTCACCCTCGATGCGATCACGCGCTATATCGGCGCCGTGATCGAGGCCGCCGATCAATTGCAGACGATGGCCGTGCGCGCCGGCACGACGCTCGAGGAGATCCAGCGCCTCGATCAGATTGCGGGGCAGACGAGCACGTCGGTTGAAGCGCTCACCGGCGCCATGCAGGGACTCGAGTCGCGGATCGGCAAGGGCGACGCCGGCGTCACGGCCGCGTTCAAGGATCTCGGGATCAATCTGCAGGCATTCGAGCGCCTGGGTACCTACGACAAGCTCCTGCAAATTAACGGCGCGCTGCGGGATATGGAAGATCCCGCGAAACGCGCGCGGACGCAGAACGAGCTCTTTGGCACTAGCTGGAAGGAGCTCGCGCCGGCCATGCTCGCCGACATGAAGGCGATCGGCGAGGGCGCGCACCTGATGGCTGACGACAGTATCGCGGCCATGGCCGACGCGAAGAACGGCTGGACGGACTACGTCAAGGATGTCCGGGCGAAACTGGGCGACGTCGTCGGGGCGGCTATCGAGGCGAAAGGCTGGCTCGATAAGACGCTCGGACCGACGGGCTACGTCAAAGGCGGCGTCGGCGCCCAGGAAGATCAAGCGGATCTGCTGGCGACGCTCAAGAAGATCCCGCCGCTGACGCTGCCGGTGATCGCGAGCTTTCAGGACGTCGGCCACAGCTACGAGGACCTGGCCGCCGAGTCGGCGAAGTGGGACGAGAAAACCCGCGAGAGTATGCGCCTCAATAAGGAGGCGGCCGACAAGATTACGGCGTACTGGGAAGGCGTCGGCAAGGTGATCGATCGGGTGACAGGCACCGACGCGATCGGCGGCGCGCAGCAATGGGCCGACGTCAAAGCGCGCCTGGACGATCTCGGCGTGTCGCTCGCGTCGCTCTCGTCCAAAGAGCTCGTGGACTTCGACAAGGCGCTCGGCGAGGCGCTCGACGCGATGGCGCGCACCGGCCAGGGCTCGAGCGACTTGTCGATCCAGTGGGGTGCGCTCCAGCGCGACGTGCGCGCCGCGCTCGATCAGTTCAACAACGTCGGGCCACAACTCGATCAGGCGATGATCGATGCCGAGCGCGCGGCGACGACCGCGGCCGCGGCCGAAGTCGCGTACCGCCAGGCGCTCTACGATGCGGCCGTCGCCGAGGATCAGGCCGCGCTCGCGGCCGCGCGCAAAAACGAGGAGCTCCGGAAAACCAAAGCCGCCGCGGCCGACGCCGAGAAGTCGATGCAGTCGCTGTCCTATACGATGAGCTCGTCGTACAGCACCGGCGATCTCAATGAACAGGCGGCGCGCACCGGCGGCCGGATTGCGACCGATTCCTACGGCAACAAGTACGTGTACATTCCCGGCGTCAACGCGCCGCCAGGACGCGCGGCCGGAGGGCCGGTCAGTGCCGGCTCGAGCTATCTCGTCGGCGAGAAAGGACCGGAGCTCTTTACGCCGAGCGCGAACGGATCGATCAGTCCGAACGGCGCCGGGACCGTCGTCAACAACGTGTTCAATTTGGTCGACACCGAGAGCAACCTCGCGCGGCGCGTCTCTGAGTCGATCCTCCGCAGCGTGACGCAGGCGCGCCGGGTCTAGCGATGGCCGTCGCCTCGAACAACGCACTGCTCGGAGTCGGCCGGCTCAATGCCTTCCGGCTGAACTACCTCGAGGCCGGGCTCAAGAAGGTCCGCGATCGCACGCTCGCGATCACGCTCGACGGCGTGCCGCTGAAAGTCCGGCTCGGCAGCGTGCAAATTCACGACGTGATCAACGACGCGCCGAACACGGCGACGCTCACGGTCGACGACGCCACGCCGCCGACGGTCGGCGGCCGGCTGAAGGTCGTGCTCGGCGTCGATCCAAAATACGTGCTCTTCGTCGGCACCTTGCAGGCGGCGCGGCAAAGTTACGTCGGCCGCGTGCACGCCGACGCCTGGGACTGTGAAGCGATCGACGACACGGCGCGCGCGGACTGGCTCCGGCCGTTCGGCGCCTGGCAGAACGTGAGCGCGTCGACCGTCGCGCAGCAGATCGTCAGCGGGTTTATGCCAGGGTTTTCGAGCGCCGGCGTGCAGCTCGGGCTGCCGCCGGTCACGGTCTTTTTGGACGGCACCGAACGCGTCAACGGCGCGCTCCGGCTGCTCGCGAAACTGATCGGCGGCTATTTTTACGTCGAGGATTACACGCTGCACCTGTTCCAGGGCGACGAGCCAGGCGCCAATCCGGACGATGTCACCGGCGCCGGGCTGCTCGAGGAGCCTAGGCTGACGGCCACGTCGGACGACTCGCAAATCAGAACCCGGTGTTTCGGCAAAGGCCACGCCGAGACCACGCTCGAGGCGTGCACGGTCGGCGAGACGCGGATCCCGATCGAAACCGCGGTCATGTTCAACCCGGCCGGCGGCAAGGCGATCTCCGAGTGGCAACGCCTGACGTATACCGGCGTCTCGCTCGGCAGCGCCGGCGCGCTGATTGGGCCAGGCGTGACGCCGAGCGCCGCGCCGGTCGTGGCGCCGTCGGACGGATCCGGCGTCGATCCCGGCGCGCACCAATACGCCTATACCTGGGTCACGGCGGCCGGGCAGACGCTCCCGTCGCCGCTCGCGGCGATCACCGTGCCGAGCACCGTCGCGATCCCGGCACCCGTGCTCGATCGCGTTTACAACGACACCGGCGGCTATGGGCCGCTCGCCGGCACCGTCTGCCGGTACGTGCTGTACGTCGTCAATGCCGCCACGCCGCAAGCCGGATCGGCCGCGAGCAATATCCTCACGCTGAACGCAAACGGCAATTGGGCGCGCGTGCAGTACCGGGCGCAGCCGTCCATGGCCGGCCTGTCGATCGCCGTGTACCGCAGCGACAACAACGGGCCATGGACGGCCGTCACCGGCGCCGGGCCGTACGGCAGCGTCGTGCTGCCGGACACGCCGCAAGATCTCATCGATGCCTATTACGGCGCGATGACGGGCGGCGCGCAACCCGTGTTTCCGACGCTCTACCCGCCGGGCCGCGTCGCGATCTCTGGCGTGGCGGTCGGGCCGTCCGGCGTCACGGCGCGCAAGATCTACCGCTCGACGGCGAACACGACGCCGCTCAAACTGCTGGCGACCTGGGCCGACAATACGACGACGAGCGGGATCGACAACCTGGCCGATTCGACGCTCGGCGTGGCGCCGCCGGCCACGGATGGATCAGGGCTGCAGATGGCCGCCGGGCAAGTGCTGCCGGGTACGCCGACGCTGCCGGTGAGCGGCACGGGCTGGGCGCTGCCGGCGCCGGGCGGGTGGGCCATTCTCGGCAACGGCCAGCAGATCATCCGGTACACCGGCGTGAGCGGCAACACGATCACGGGGATCCCGGCGACGGGGCCGGGCGCGCTCGTGGCGGCCGTCAACTACAACACGACGATCACCGGCGCGCCGATGCTCCTGGGCGTCAACACGGTCGGCTATACGGGCCTGGCGGCCGCGCTCATCAAAGGCGCGCCGATCAATATCTGGGTGCAAGTCGATGATCCCGGCGCGCAGGCGGCGCTCGCGGCACGCGTCGGCGGCTCGGGGATTGTCGAGCACCTGATCGTCGACGAGCGCCGCGGCGAACCGTCGCTGATCGCGCTCTGCAACGCGGATCTGGCGCTCTACGGCCGGCCGATCGTGACGCTGCGGTACACGACCTTCGATCCGAAGTCGAAGAGTGGCCGGCCGGTCCGCGTGCACCTGGCGCAACCGGCGATCGATCAGACGCTCGTGATCCAGGACGTGACAATCGCGACGGGTACCGGGCCGGTCAAGCCGCGGTTCACCGTGACGGCCAGCTCGATCCGCACGTCGCTCGAGGATCTCTTACGCCGCATGGTCGGCACACTGGAAGAAGGGTTTTAGGTATGCCGATCAACCGCGCGCCGTTCAACGCGCTCGTCGACGACACCGGGACCGGGCTCACCGGCAGCATCTGGAACAAGGCGGCGATCCAGAGTGTGCTGCTCGATCCGATCGACGTGCTGCCGTGGACGTATGTCGATGTCGGGACGATCGGGCAACCGGGCGCCGACTGGGATCCGGGGATTGTCGGCAACACGATCGTGCGATTGTCCATGAGCGCGTCGATCACGATCTACGGCATGAAACCCGCCGCCGCGCTGTACCCCGGGCAACGGGTGGTTCTGCATGCCGTCAGCGATCCCGCCTCGATCCTGAGCCTGTACCACGAACACGGCGCGCCGTCGCCCGGCTGTTTTCTGCACTGTCGCAAGCAACCCGTCGTGGCGATCAACGGGTACTGGGCGTGGGTCGAGTTTCAGTGGGCGCCGGGGGGCTGGATCATGGGCGGGTACGGCAGCGGGATCGGGGGCGCCTAATGCCGCAAAAGCAATACGTTCAGAAGCCGTACAAGGTGAACGCCGAGCCGTACGACGCGTACGCCGATCCGCTCCAACCCGGCGTCTGTCGCTGCGTGCCGGATCTCCCGCCACACGTCCACGTCGGGGGCGGCGAGCTCGTGATCCTCGCCGTCGGCGACTGGATCGTGCAGGACGCGTGGAGTCCGCACGCGTGGCACGTCATACCGGACGAGGAATTTCAGGATCGGTTCGGCGGGACCGGGCCGCCGACGCTCGGCGCGTGACGCCGGGCTGGCTGCTCCTGCTGGCGCTCGTCGGCCTGTACCTGCTCGCGCGCGCGTCGCGCCGCTGACACAAACCATCGCCATTTGTGCTGGCGGTTTGTGTCAAAACGGAGAAGTGTTTCACGTGCAACAACTTAGCGTTACGGCCATCTTCCTAGCCGAGGATCACGGCCGCCTCGCAGTCTCGCGCCGCGAATTCTCAAAAACACCAATGAAATCAGGGGTAAATCGGCCTATTTCGCGCGATCGCGCGGCGCGCCGTCGGTCCCGATTTGTGCCAGTTTGTGCCGGGGGAAAGACGCATTTGTGTCAAACCGCGGTCGAATTTGTGTCAAAGCTCCGGCGCCGTTCGGCGGCGATCGCGGCGGCCAGGCGCCGGCTGACGAGCGCGGCGGCCGCACGGTCGACGATCCGGTTGGCACCTTTGGCGTACCGCTTCGTCACCTTCGAGTCTTCCGCGTGGCCGAGGAACCGCGCGACGGTCGCGAGATCGCGCGTTTCGGCGTACAGCATGGTCCCGAAGCTATGCCGAAGATCGTACTGCGTCGTCACGACGGCGCCGGTCTCGTCGACGACGCCGGCGGCCGCGGCGGCGCGCGTCCACGCTTCGTAGGTCGTCGTCCGATCGAAGGGACCGAACAGGCCGGCGCGGTCGAGCGCGCGGAACTCGGCGACACCCTGCTCGGTGAGCTCGATCGTGCGCGCCTCGACACCCTCACCCTTGAGGCGCGGCGGGAGCTCGACGACCGCCTCGGAGAGCCGGACGCTGGCGCGCGTGAGCTTCGCCAGGACGCCGGGCGGGATCCCGGTATAGGCGAGCACCCGGAGCCGGTAGTACGCGCCGCTCGGCGTGCCGTCGCTCCGGCGTGGCTGGACGTGCGCCAGGATGCGCGCGATCGTCTCGTAGTCGAGCGCACGCGGCGCGCCGTACTTGGGCGCCGGCGGTTTCTGCACGCGCTGCACGGGATTCTCGCCGTCGGCGCCGTTCAATTCCTTAAAGAAGGTTTGCAGGATCGAGGCGCGCTTACGGACCGTCACCGGCGCGACGCCGGCGGCGAGCCACGTTTGCATCACGATCTGGATCTCCTGACGCGTGATCGAGTCGCGCCGGCGATCGCGGCCGAGCGCGCCGGCCCATTGGTGCAGGATCGCGATCATGCCTTTGATCGTCACCGTCGCCGCGCGCAGTTTCCCGAACTGTCTAATATCGGCGGCGAAGGAGTCGGCTGGCGGCGCGTCGAGGGCTGGCGCGGGTTTCTGATCCTCGCGCCACTTCACCATCGTTGATTCGGCCGTGCCGGCTGGGAACGGTTGCCAGGTCCGCACGCCGCGGATCATCTTCGAGACTTGATAGGAACCGTCTGCACGCTGGCGGATGCCGCGCGCGAGTTTTGTTTTCGTCGTTCGCTTCATGGCTTGGCTTTGTGGTTGGGGGATTGTTTCGGGAAGCGCCGCGGCCGATTCCAGTAGGGCGACTTGCAGCTTGGATTGGGACACGCCGCCGGCGGCGTGCCGCGGTCGCGAGGCCACCATTTGTAACCACAGCGATCGCAACAGAAACCGGGCTTACACACCATGCATTTGCTCATCGTCCGGAATTCTCTCCCGACGCGTGGCTTGTCGAGTATACGCCGTCGGACCCCATGGGTTTGCTCACCATAGGGTCCGATACGCCAATCCCAAGCGCTTAGGTGTAACCAGTTGCACGGCCGAGATTCTGTGTAACTGGTTACACTGTAACCAGTTACAGACATCTAAATTTGAAGTGAATTTTTCTCGAAAACGCCGCGATTTTATGTTTTACCGTCCGATCGTCGCGGGTCTGAAACCCGCGTCAGAACTCGCCTGACGCGCCGTATATCGTCGGGCCTAATCGAACGGAGCCGGCGATATGCCACGACAGTCGGCGACGACCACGACGACCACCACCACCACCGTGAGTCCGCTCAAGGTCGCGATCGTCCGGAGCGGGATCATGCAATGCGACCTGGCGCGTAAGGCGCGGATGACCGAACAACGGCTGTCGCGCATCGTGCAAGGACACCTGTCCGCGTCCGACGATGAACAGGACCGGCTGTCAGAACTGCTCGGCGTACGCCGGCGCGCACTCTTTCCGCCGGTCACGATCCCATGACGCCGGGTTGCTACACGATCGCGCAACTGCTCGAGCGCCTGCAGATGTCGCGCTCGGTGTTCTATCGCGAGCACCGGGCCGGCCGGCTCCCGTTCCTCGAAGAGCTCCGGCCGCGGATTGGCGGGACGCCTCGGTACCGCGCCGATCTCGTCGATCGCTACCTGGCCGGCGCGTGGAAACCGGCGCCGGTCGCCGTACCCGGCCGGCGCTATTTCAAAAAGGCCGGCTAAATGCTCGCGCGCCTCTGGTGTCGCTGGGTGCGCGGCCACGCCTGGATCCGCACCTTCTACCGCGGCCGCGTCTATCTCGAGTGCTGTCATTGCGGCGCCAAAACGAACGGCTGGGAGGTACTCACATGAACACCGAACTCGCCGCGCCAGGCGTCGACGCCGAGACGGTCGCACGCGTGCTCCTGCGCGGCAATCTCAAGGACTTGTCGGCGGCGCAGAAGGTGAGCTACTACCGCGCCGTCTGCGAATCCGTCGGCCTGAACCCGCTGACGCAACCATTCGACTATCTCGTGCTGAACGGCCGCGAGATCCTGTACGCGAAACGCGAGGCGACGGAGCAATTGCGCCGGCTGCACCAGGTCTCGATCACGATCCAGAGTCGCGAGCTCGTCGGCGAAACCTACATCGTCTCGGCGCGCGCCTCGACGCCGGAGGGCCGGACCGACGAATCGATCGGCGTGAAGTCGATCGACGGGCTCAAGGGCGAGGTCAGGGCCAACGCGATGATGACGGCCGAGACGAAAGCGAAGCGCCGCGTGACGCTGTCGATCTGTGGGCTCGGCATGCTCGATGAAACCGAAGTCGCCGACATTCCCCCGGCCGCGAAAGGGCAGATGGTGATCGACGCGCCGCCGCCGGAGTGGGAGAAACCATCCGATCCGGACGAACCGGCGCCGCCGGAGGGCTACGTGCGCGTGATGGCCGTCGAGTCGACGCCGACGAAAAACCCCAACGTGCTCAAGTTTGCGATCACGCTGTCGAGCGGCGAGGTCGTGACGACGATCAACAACTGGCTCGCGTCGATCGCCGAGGACGCGCGCGAGAAACGCACGCCGGTCAAGGCCGAGACGAAAACGACGAAGTGGGGAACCGATCTTGTCAGCCTGAAGGCGGCCGCGGATCCGGAGCGGCAGCCGGAGCTCCCGCCGCTGAACGCCGACGACATCCCCTTCTGACGGAGCACCAACATGGATCGCGATGAGGTCGACGCACTCGCCGCCACGATCAACCGGCGCCTCGAGGCGATGGAGCGGCGCCAGGACGACTGGATCGCCAACGCGAATCGGACGCTCGTCGACCTGCGCGAAGAAACCGAACGCCACTTACGCAAACTGGGCCGGATGCTCGAGACGCTCGACACGCTGGTCGACTGACTGTGAGGCCGAATCTATGCCGTATGCCTTTGTGCTCTACCCGATGCCCCTCGACGCGCACGTCACTCTGAAACCCGATAGTGCCGGCGCGATCGAGGGGATCGCGTACAGCGATGCCTCCGGACGCGCCGGGCAGCTCTGTACCGTCGCCGACAGTGTCCCGAACCAGCAAGGCGCGGAGCTCAATCTCGAGGCGCCGGGCTATCTCCCGTTGCGCGTGCGCGGGTTTCTCGTGCTGCAGAAGGACGGCGCCGCGCGGCTGCAAGTCGACGATTACACGCTCTCGCCGGTACCCGTCGCGCCGGAGCCCACACCGCCGACAACCGGCGGCGATCCGGCGTCGATCATTAACGCCGTGTATGCGACCGGCCAGTACAACCTCGCGACGCACGAGGGCTGTGGACAATTCACCGAGGGCTGTCTCGCCGCGCTGATGGCGCAGGCGTCGCCGATGTGGGGCCACATCCTGAAAACGCCGGGTCAAAACCAATACCAGGGCCATGCGGTCGACGCGCTGATGCTCCTGGCGGGGCCGGGCAACGGCATCTTTGACATTATCCAGAGCTCGGTGTCTCCCGAGGCGAAACCGCAGTACATCCGCCAGGGCGATCCGGATCCGGATCTCTGGTATCAGCCGTCGACGGTCGCCGGCGTCAGCCTCGTCGCAATGCCGACGCGCCTGGTGCACTACACCGGGCTCGTGCGCGCCACCCCACACGCATGACGGGGATCGCTGTCATGCGGTTAGACGGGCTGTTCTGGTGGATCCCACGCTGGCTCAAATCGTCGGCGAAAATGAAAATGACGCTCGAGCAACAAGGCGCCTACCGCAATTTGCTCGACGCCGCGCAACTCCGCGGCGGCGCGCTCCCAGACGATGAGCGGATCCTCGCGCAGGCATGCGGGGATCCGACGCGCTGGAAAGCGGTTCGTAAAGCCGTGATGCCGTATTTCATTAAACGCAAGGACGGCTGGCACAACGAGACGCTCGACGAAGTACTCGCGCAATCGATCAAGCGCGCGGAAAAACAACACGCCTATCGCGAACGCAAGCGCGGTAACGGACATCGTAACGAGGCCGGTAACTCGCATCGGTAATCTGTATCTGTCACTGTCTCTGTCTCTTTGAATGGAAGGTGATTGCCTCTTCCGGAGGTGGTTTCATGGCGATCGGTTCTGATTATTGGGAGAGTAGTACCACGGCACGCCGTGCTTTCCCGGTAGTGGGCGGAAAAGAAGGGGAAAGAAACACAACACCACGATTGCTCGCGAAACTACTCCGAGAAGTGATCGCCGGCCAGGACTACCGCACGATCGCCGACGTTGTCGCGGATCTCAAAACGCGCGCCGGTCGATTGCGGATTCGCTGGACAACTGACGATATTCGCGACGCGCTCGCAATGGTGCAACCGCAGATCCACAATGCCTTGATCAACACAACGCCGACGCCGCGGGAACTACCAGGCGTCGAACCGATCCCACAAGCGCGCACCGAGGAAATTCTTGAGGAGGTCGAACGGCGCTGGCGTGGAGACGTAGCACCGCAACCGTTGAAGCAATGCACTCAGTGTGAAGGTTGGTACGATCCGCGGGTGTTTTTCCGGCGTCACCACGGGACAAATGCACTTGTCCCGCAAGGCACTCGAGCGATTTGTATCGGCTGTGAACAGGACGCGCGCGACAGTGACAAAAGCCAGGATCGTTGGCCGACAAAAATCCGCGACACGATCCGGCGACACGCTGATCGACTCAAGGTACAGGTAGGCGAGCTCGAAGAGCGATACGGCTGGAATTTCGAGCGGCTCTTACATGAGGCGCGACATGCGTACGCGAATGGGTGCAGCTATTGTGGCAAGCCTTACTTGGAAATGGGCCACGGACTCAACGATTTAACGCTCGACATTTTCAATCGCACAGAGGCGCCGCACTACAGCACAAACGTCCGATGGTGCTGCCAGACGTGCAATCGAGAAAAAGCCAAAACACCGCCGGCGATCTGGGCGGCGAAACTCGCCGCCTGGGCGCAATGGGAACGGAACAAACGCGAACGGCTCGATCGGCCGGCCGTCGCATACACACAAACAACCTTGTTTGATTTGCTATGAAATTTTCCGGTGACTGAAAGGGAACACCATGTCGGATACCGCCAACATTACGCAGGAACGCGCCGCTAATCGGTTTCACCAAGTGTCGCGGATCGAGCGCGAGCTTCAGGCGAAGCTCGGCGAGGTCGCCGCCTGTCAGGCGCATCTGAAGGAACTAAAAGAGGAGGCCGACGGACTGGCACTCCGGATGCGCGCGGCCGCTCGCGACGAAGGCGAGCTCCCGCTATTCGGGATGTTCGACTAAAGAGTGCACGAACTCGATGGCTCAGTTCTGGGGCTACTCGACGCGGCCGCGGACGTGCGGGAAGTGCAACACGGCCATTCCGGCCGGGACCGTCGCGCTCCGGCTGAGTCTCGTCCCGTCAGGCGCCGAGCTCTGGCGTTGCCAGGGCTGCGCCGGGCCGCCGCCGGCCGACGTCGTGCTCGCGGTCGAGGCGCCGCCGTCCGAGGCGCTCGAGGCGCGGTTTCTGGCACGCCTGAAGGACGTGATCCGGACGTCGCGGCCGGACTGGAAAGCGCGCCAGAGCGGCGAGGACGCATGATGCAGCTCGTCGAATATCCGCTCGCGCTGAAGGGCAACCGCTGGGCGCGCTTGCGGCTCCCGTCCGACTTCAACGAAGGCGACTTACCGCGCGTGATTGCCTACTTACGGACGCTGGCGCTCGAGGCGCCGCCGGACGAACCGACGCCGAACGGGGAAGCCGCATGAGGCGCGATGACGATCCCGATCCCCCGGTGCTGCACTTCTGCCTCCGCTGTGGCGCGGTCTTGACTGAAGAATGGCCGTATGCCGCGTGTGAACCCTGCGGGAAGCTCCCCTGTCCGCACGGGCGTCCGGTGCACGATTGCGCGCAGTGTGATGCCGACGGCGATTTTGCCTTTGACGCGGCTCGAGAAGAGCGGATGTTCGGACGGGACCGATGAGGCGCGTCGGCCAGGCACGCCGGCGGGACACGGTCGAGGCGTCGATCGTCGAGGCGCTGCAATCGCTCGGCGCGGTCGTGATCCCGATCTCCGGCAAAGGCGCGCCGGATCTGCTCGTCGTGTTTCGCGGCAAGCTCTGGGCCGCCGAGATCAAAACCGGGAAAGGCACCTTGACGAAAGCGCAGACGACCGCCGGCGCCGGCACGCTCTGGCCGATCTGGCGCACGGTCACCGACGCGTTTACCGCACTGGGAGTCGACGCATGAAACCGAAACCGAAAGCGATCCCGGCCGACGTCGTGGCGGCGTCGTATGTCGAGCTCACCGTCGCGATCGTGACGCTCGAGCAACGGCTCGAAGCGCTCGAGCACCATTTCGACGAGTTGCTCGTCGCCTTTCAGGCGTACATCACGGTACTCGACGAGAAGGATCCGGCGTGACGAGCCTTCCCGGCATGACGCACTACACGCGCGGCGACGAGCCGGTGAGTCGCGCCGGCTGGACGACGGCCGTGTGCGGCGAGCGCGTCAACGAACACTGGGGCGACACCGACAACCAGGCGCCGACCTGTCCGAAGTGCCGGCTGTGGCTCACCGAACGGAACCGGCCGATCCCGGTGAATGGGGATCGCGTTGTCTGATCCGACGCCGGTCGTGGCGTACCGTTTCACGATTGCGCTGTCGCAACACGAGGCCGAGGCGCTCGCGCGTGGCGTCGTGCCACAGGCGGTACAAGACTTGGTCATTAGCCTGCTGATCGACGTGCAGGCGCCGCCGGCCGAGGCGCTCGAGGGCATGGCGCGCCGGAGGAAAGCAACAGCATGACGAAACACCGGCTGCACCATGCACACGATCTCCGCGGCGCGCTCCGGGCGGCGCAGGGCGGCGACGTGATCGAGCTCGAGGCCGGCGCGACGTTCACCGGCAATTACGAACTCCCGCCGCACGACGGCGCCGCACCCGTCACGATCACCACCGCCGGCACGCCGATCCCGCCGCCGGGAACGCGCGTGACGCCGGACGACGCGCGCACCTTTGCGAAAATTCAGCCGGCACCCGGCGGCCAACCGGGGATCCGGACGGCACCCGGCGCCGCCGGCTGGACCCTCGTCGGGCTCGAGCTCCTGCCCACACCGGGCGGCGTGAACGACATTCTCGGACTCGGCGACGGCTCGCCGGCGCAGGATACCGTCGCAAAAGTGCCGCACGATCTCACGGTCGAGCGCTGCTCCATTCACGGCGATCCGGCGACGGGGCAGAAACGCGGGATCAGCCTGCACGCCGGCCGCACGACGATCCGCGATTGCGACATCCGGCACATTTTCACCGTCGGCCAGGACTCGCAGGCGATCATGGGCTGCAACGGGCCGGGTCCGTGGCACATTGAAAACAATTACCTTGAGGCGGCGAGCGAGAACTTTCTCGTTGGCGGCGACACGGTCCGCATTGCGAATCAACTCCCGTCGGATATCACCTTCACGCGCAACACCGTGGCGAAGGATCCGGCGTGGCGCGGCAAGGGCTACAACGTCAAAAACCTGCTCGAGCTCAAAACCGGCGTACGCGTCGTGATCGATCAGAACACGTTTGATCACAACTGGGCCGGTGAAGGCCAGAGCGGCTATGCGATCGTGTTCACGGTCCGCAACGAGTACGGCGCGAACCCGTGGGCGACGATCGCCGACGTACGGTTCACGCGTAACACGATCCGGCACTCATCGGGGCTATTCAACATTCTCGGCCAGGACGATCGGGGCAGCGCCTATCCGTCGGTGCTGTTACAAAACCTGCTCATCGAGGACAACACCGCGTACGACATTAACCAAGAGGGCGGCGGCGCCGGCCACTTCGCGCAAATGCAGAAGGGCGATTGCATCACCCTGAACCACAACACCGTGATCACCGAGCAAGCCGGCCAGGCCGTCACGATCTATCTCCTGAATGGGCCGCTCACGAATTTCGTCCACACGAATAACATTTTTCCGAATCACGGATTGTGTGTGTTCGGCGACGAGGGCAAGGGCGACGGGATTCCGACGCTCGAGCATCACGCACCCGGCTACGTGTTCGCGCGGAACGTCGTGTACGGGCCGTGGGCTGCGAACTATCCGCCGGATACCCATTTCGCCGAACCGGATATTACGGCCGTCGGCTTTGTCGACGTCGCGGCGCATGATTACCGCCTGGCGCCGAGCTCCCCGTATGCCGGCCAGGCGCTCGACGGGACCGATTGCGGCGCGCGCCAGGATCCGCCGGTCGAACCGCCGGTCGCCGCCTGTACCCATACCCACTTGCGCTGTACGCAGTGTGGCGAGGAGTGGATCCATGCCGGAGCCTGATGACGAGGTCGTGATCGAGGCGATGGAAACCTACGGCGGCTCCTTCGTGCGGGCGCTCGCGCTGCTGTACCGCACGGCCGATCCGCTCAACCGCGCGCGCGTCCGGCACAGTTTCAGCGATTACTTCGAGGAGTACCGCGCGCTCGTCGCGCGCCGGAGGGATCACAAGTGATACAGGTGCATCTCGTGCTGCTCGTGCTCGCGTTTGTCTGTTTCTGCCTGGCCACCGCCGGCGTCTCGGCGCGCATTAACCTGATCCCGCTCGGCCTGGCGCTCTGGATCCTCACGCTGATCGTCTGATGCTGCTCGCCATGTTCGCGATCGGGTTTCTCTCAGGCGTCGCGACGCTGATCGGCGTCGTGTGGTTCTTCCTGCACGACGAGATCGCCGGGCCGGATGATCCCATAGGACGGTTCCACTAATGGAACCCGTCTACACCGGCCAGGCGCTGTACAAAGCACTCCAGGCGGAAGGATTCGAGCTCCCGCCGAATTGCGGCGATATTGAGCTCCTGATCCCAGTGAGCGGCGTGATCCGTCTGGTCTATAGCGAGATCGTCCGGGGCGATCGGCTGGCGCTCGTCGGGCGCGCGATGCAACGCCTCGCGGCCGAATCGAAAAATAAGAAGGCCGATGGATAGGCCGCTCGCGTACTGCACCGAACCCGGCTGTCCGATGCGGGTACCTCGAGGCCGCTGCGAGGCGCACGCGCTCCCGCCACGCCAGGAGTCCGACCGGGACGACGTCGCCGTACGCCGCTGGTACCGCACGGCACGCTGGACGCGCTTACGTCTGGCTGTGCTCGTCGATGCGGCGTATACCTGCGCGGACTGTGGCGCCGTGCAGCTCCGGCTCGAGGTCGACCACGTCACCAAACACCACGGCAACCCGGCGCGGTTCTGGGATCGGGGCAATCTCCAGGCGCTCTGTCCGACCTGTCACACGAAGAAAACGAATCGAGGCGAGTAATGCCGGACACGATCGAAGTGAATCTAATCGACGGACGCCGTGTGCACTACATGGCGACGGTCGAGCGCGAACTGGCACAGACAACTGAGGCGATCGCCGGCACAAAGGCGAGCCTCAAAGATGATTGCGCGCGGCGACGCCGAGCTCCCATTCGAGGACGAATGACGCGCACGGAACAAATCCTCGCCGCGCTCGTCGTCGTCGTCGCTGGCGCCATGCTGGTGCTCGGGCTGGCCGGATGGCGAGACCGGTAACCTGCGGCAAGTGCGGCACCGCGCTCGTCTCGGCGCGTGGCTACGCCGAACGCCTCGATCCGGTCGATCGCGTGATCGTCGGGTTCCTCGATTGCCCACACTGTCAGGCCGTGTATGTCTACATTCGAACGCGTATCGGACGAGAAACACGACCGAACCGCCGAACCCGAATCCGTCGAATCGACAGAACCGACACCGGGGGGAGCATGAAAGGTTGGCACGATTCCTCACGCGAAC